CCCAATATAGTAGTTACACTTGGAAGTCTAGTACCATTTACATCATAGAGCCGTGATCCGTGTTCCTCGATACGTGTTGCATCCTGATATTTATATTTCTCACTATGCTTGATCGCTTTACCTATGTTATGAAATTCTTCGATGTCTTTTTCACCCATCATTTTATATTCCTTATGACGTAATATATTATTATAAGACCTATCAACAGACAGACCATGTTGTAACCAAACATACCAAATCCATACGCAGCGGTCATGTAACTTTCTCCAAGGCATCTCTAAACTTACCTTTATAGCCGTATGGTCCGTGGTGAATGGTCGTTGAGTCTATGTTCGCATGTATCTTAAATTTAGACTTACGAGCTAGTTCGCAAAAAGCAATGTCCTCGCCTTTAAACAGATGGTCATCGAACGATGTATCAAAGAAGTTCCATAAACAATCTTCAGATGGGTTCTCGTCAGTGTTCTCAGCTCCCATGATTTCTGCGTTTATGTTCTTTCTTTTTTCTTCAGGAAACTTGATTTGTAAGTCAGGATTATCTTTTTTTAATTTATCAAACACACCACGTTTTATCATCATCAAGCCCGTTGGTCCCGCAGTAATCTCTACAAAACCTTTAGCTGATATTTCTATCTTATCATAATTTTCAAAGGATACCGGATAAGATTCTTTCATGGTTGTATCTTTTAATCTGTATGGAGTGCAGCAGATATCATAATTACCAGCTAACATTCTAAACACAGAGTCTGCACCAAATTGCATGTCAGCATCGACAAACAATAAAAAGTCTTTCTTTGAGTGTAAAAATCCAGCAGTGAGTAAGTTACGACAGTGACTAATGTAAGGACTTTTAGCCGTTCTAAACTCAGCAGGTATATTGTGCATCGTGAACTTGTTAAATAAATTTAACAACGACAGACAAGTTTCTACTTTCATCATATCGTAACAAGGTAAAGCTACAAATACAGTCGGTCTCATAGTTTTTCTTTTAATTCTTCAAGATACTTCTCATCTTCAGTTTTTTCATTCTTTAACATACCTTTACGTACCTGTGATAATGGTGCTGAGTCATGCACATTACCACTAACAGATACCCTTACACAGTCAGAGTTAAACGGACTAACCCAATGTTTTAACCACGCAGGAAAGATAAACATATCACCTTCTTTCGGAAAGTATGACATGTAAGTTACGGCATCTCTAGGTCCTTCACCATACATAAATTGTATGCCTCCAGGTCCGCAGCTTTTACCTTTATAAGCTTCGTTCTCTTCTTTTAATTTATCCGGTATCGATAAATAAATTACAAAAGAAAGTTTACCATCGTGATCGTGTGGTGGGTTAAACTCGTACTGTCTTTGAAAGTTACACCATAAAGCGGTCAAGGCATACTCTGGTTTACCGTGTTCGTATTTTTTATTTTGATATCTTTGGAACGCTTCATCGTAGATACCAAGATACGGTGACAGGTATGGTATGATTATCTCACGTTGTTTTTCACTGTAACCAGTTTCTTTTCTTATCTGACCCGCTAGTCTATCACTAAAATCTTCTTCTGATTTTCTAGCTTCATCTAACAATACCTTTCTAAAATCATCTTGTATTTTAAACCTAGTAACACAAGGTCCCCAATTAAATGTATTGACTGATATTTTTATTGATTCTTTTTTATCTTTTTCCATTTACTCTCCTTAGTCTGTAGTCATTTAAGTTTACTACTTCTCCTTTTATTAATTTTCTTTCTTCTAATTTCTTTTTTGCATAGTGAGCTATAATTTTTTGTATGTCTTCCAATTTTACATGGGCGAATGGCCACAAAAGCTTTGATACATAATATGCATCACGGTGGCAGCACCTCCATCTCCACTGCTTTTTCCAACCTACAGTGTACTTTGTTTTATATCTTTTTGCTGTTACTGTACCAACACCTAACATTTCATGCACCCAAATTAAAATTGATTTATCCGTCATAGCCATTTCCATTCTTATTGACCATGTTGGATAGGGTCTTTTGTTATGTTTTCTCTGACGCATATATTGTTTGTATTGAACGTGACCCTCGCCATCAAATAAACCCGCAATATAAGCTCTATCAATCTCTGCTATCATTTGTGAAAATCCACCTTATCATTGCTGTTGACGGATCAAAACCGTCAAAATTAATTTTAGTGCAGCTTGTAAGTAGGATTGTCACTAATAAGATTATCGTTGCTTTTTTCATACAGCTCCCCTTCAGAATCACAAACCCAACATTGATGGATTGCGCCTTGAATATTATGTTCTGTTTTAATTTTTAAGTAACCATTGCCTTTACAAGTCGTGCATATTACTTTCTTAATCTGTATTTTTTTTAATCTTTCCATTTAACTTTCTTGCTTCCTTATTTGCTAAAACTTCTATTGTTTTTGATATAGACAATTTGCCATCAGGTAATAATACTTTAGACAACTTTTCTAAAATAGAGTATGTTTCTTTCTGAAGAGAGACATTTTTGTATTTACTCATATCAGTCATGCGTTGTTTCCTTTCATAATTTTAACACAGAATATAGGATATTGCCTAAAAAAGTCAATGAAAATATTGTTAAGTTTATTAATCTGTTCACAAGTTGCATCTACATGCATAGAACCATATCAATGGCCTGATAGGTTTGATACACAGTATGATTGTCTAATGTTTGGTTATGAGGAGTCTGCTAAAAAAATGAGAGAGATAGGCAGGACTGAAGTTAATAAATATAATATGTATATCAAATTCTACTGCACACCAGAAAAGCCAAGTATTTGACATTATGGCAAAATAATGTTATTGGAAGAAATCTTCTCATCATTACCTACGCTTATTTTTCCCTCTTTAGCGTAGGTGCGTTCTACCTACAAATGCAGCCAATCCAATTACCACTCCCATCGTTCATTATATGCAAGTTTAAAGTATCTACATATCCAGAAAGCTTTAGTCTTAGTATTTCACACAACTCTAAACAATCTACTTTTTCTGTCAAAACTATCCCCTCTAATATTTCTTTTGTAACTGGTATTAATTGATACAGTCCATCGTTTAGTATTATCAGATCCATAAGCCTCCCTTATTAATTTGTACCAAAGTTTTTTATATCTTTCATTCTTAGTTTTATTATAGAGAATTGCTAATTCATCTAGTCTTTTTTGCAGTGTCACTTATGTTAGTCCCCCATCTTAAAATATTTCTTAATCCAGGCGCCTTAATTTCTACGTCTACACCATAAGGTTTCCATTCTCGTTTCATTATATTAAGTTCTAATAAAAAGGCACTATATTGTTTTTGAGATATGCCTTTAGGTTTTATTGTAATAATTCTTTCTTTATTTTTCATTCTTTCTTTATTCTATATCTTCTGTTTTCATAAGTTTTATATTTAATTTTTCTGCTGCCTCTATCGCCTTATGTGTATATCTTGTGGAGGATATTATCATCATCTCTATATGACATTCATCGATATCTTTTCTCTCAAGATCTGTCGACCCTTTCAACTCCCTTACTACATCGGGTCCTATAGGTTCTCCAGATTTAATGTAATGTTTGCATTGAACAAATATTCGTGATCCGTCTTTCTTAATACCTCTAATATCTATTCCACCATCATAATTATTTCTTTTATATACCTCATAACCTATACTTTCGATGTATTTCCCACAATGCTCTTCAAAACCACAAAAACCAATTTCTGATATATCCTTATGTTTTTCAAACTCTTGATCTGGACAATATAATAACCCATTTAATGATTTTGTTCTATATTTTATCTGTCTTTGAGTCATATTATTTTTTCCCCATATCGATTCCTTAACGTAAGTATAATTTTCTGGTATGTATACGTTATTGCTCTCAGCCAAAACAAGTTGTGTTTTAGATGGTTTCATCCCATTTGGTAATCTTCTTATGTGTGCTCTTCTTTCACCAGAAAACTTTCTACTTTCGTTATAAAATATTTTTTCTCTGTTCCGTTGCTCCTTACTAGGATTAGTTTTGTATCGGACTCTTGGTAAATATATTATTCTTTTAACATCTGATTTAACACCTTTTGGAATTTTACATCCTCTATAGGTCATCGTGCTATCTCTTTCTATTAAAACTTTCCAATCTCTTATACACGCTGCTAATTTAATATATAAACGATTAAACATTTTTTTAAGATTTTCTGGCTCATCAAATATTTGTTTTCTATTGACCAGCCAATATCTAAACTCATCTTCCCCCTTGCAATATAGCTCAGAAAGATATCTGTCATTTTCATCGTGTAAGAATATGTGTATAAATTTTTCAGTTTCTATAAACCTTGCGTATCTAAAATTAAAATCATCTTGCAGCTCAACACAAGCATTATAGGGTATCAATAAACCAGTTTCTTGATTCATAGCCTCTTTTAATATGAGAGACACCTTGTCCTTGATCTCCTTATCCAACTCAAAGGTCTCGTTGTATCTTTTTGGGTGGTGTGGGCTATTTCTAAACTCATCGAAATGTTCCCACATATTTCTGTTGTTAAATATCTCCCCTTTCTCTAGAAACAAAGGGTAATCTTTATTGCCTAGATGCCCATGTGCCATCGAAAAATAATCAGAATATTTCCAATAATATAGACAATCTATCTGACTCGCATTCTGTGTATCCAAGTAATTATCTGTCGATAATTTAATCCCATTTTCCGTGTTATTGTGCATGTAATACAAGTCTACAAAGACATCAACTAAACACTGTAGACTGAATTTTTCAATGTTGTCTTTAACAGATCTATTAAAATATATTTGTTTTTTGGTTTTACTGAAAACTTTTGAGAAATCTTTTGATGGTTCTTTTAGACTTTTAAATAGAATATCAGAGGTATCTTGAATATTCTTACTTTTTTTAAATGGATCAAACAGTGTTTCCAAACCCTCGGTAGGCATATCTCTATGATTACTTAGATAAGTTGTCATCATGTTTATGAAAGATACTGCTTTTTGCACATATGTAAATGTATAACTGGCTTTTAATAAATCTGTTTTACTAATACTATTTAATTTTTTTATCGCAGCCATCTTAAAACCCTCTGAATCTATAAGAACTGAACCTTTGTAAGCTTCCTTTACTTGGTCATTATTCATATCTATAAAATCAAACAAACCATTCATACTTGCCACGTCATCAAACAGATGCTTTGGTAATGATTCATATATTTTAAATGACAAATCAGATTCTGGAGTTTTAAATTTTGATACATGTTCTAACACAGAGTTTAAATTATTATTTTTACCTAAATTTATTTTAAAAACTTTATTTTTGTGAGCTCTTGTGAACGCAAAATAGATTGTAAAATTATCTTTATGTTTGATAAGTCTGTCTGCTAAGTCTTTGGTTACAAAGTATGTTTTATCCCCCATACGTATTATGGGATCAACTATATTTTTAATTGTTTCCTTAATACCGATATTATTATACAGGCAAAAAAAGTGCGAACCCTTACAGCTTATATCTTTTTTAATTAGTATTCCATTTTTGTAGGGTTGCACAAGTTCACCATGTTTTACATTATCTATGTTCTTTATTATAGAATAATCAATATCCTCTGTTGTTGGGACTCCTATATCACGAATATTTGGATCGAATTTTTGATCTACAAACCCTTTTAGTAAACTTAATTCAAATTCACATGCTTGATTGAGTGTATTAAAGTCCCCACCTAGATTAAAATTTACTATATTACAGTCAGGACTTAAATCAGTGTCATAGAATTCTTCTAATTTTTTCTGATCGATGTTGTGTTCACGGGATACCTTATCTATAGCAGCTAGACGTGCTGCAGCATTTAAGCCTCTAGAATTTTTTAGTATCTCCTTTGTTGATAATTTATTATGTAACTTTTTATTTTCAGTTCGAAATGTTTCAAGGTTGATCTCATTATTATGAAAACGTTGTAGTAAACTATTACTATCTCTTTCGAATTTTTTATTTGTATAATTATAATCTTTCATACCTATGATATATAGGATAACAATGGATTAAAGTCAAATACTATCTTCGGTATTTACCCATTCTTTTTTCGTGTTTATTGGGGCTTTTTTTATGTCTACCCGGTCTTTTCCTAGGTTTAGGCTTTACATAATTATTTACACCAAATTTAGATTTCTTCGCCATCTTTAAAATATCCGTCAACCTCTGATTGTAAAGTATGTTTATGCAAATTAGGTATATAACTTATTACACCATTTACACGTTGTTCTAAATCGCTGCCACATGTTAAACATCTATAAAATGTTCTAGTTATGCCAACTAACATTGTGTATTCCTCACAATCTGGACAGACACCATTAACTATCTCCGTATGAATTTTTATTCTTTTTTTTCCTGTCATATGTTTTCTTATTTTTTATCACACGCTGATGGTAACGTCTATCTTTTAATTCTTTTGCGACTTTATTCGATGATGAGTTTCTTAATTGATTTTGAGCCATCTATATTATCTTCTAATTCTGCTTTACCTTTCCAACATTTATAGGTAACTGATTCAGAAAAAGTTCTCTCCGCTTCGCGCTTCCCGCGTAGGCACATCGCCATCGAGTCTTGCAGTCGTGCCTCTTTAATCTCTCCGTTAATAAACATTAATAATCCTACAACAGCTTCAATCATTGTGAGTAACTTCCGTTTTTGTAACCAATCTCACGATTAGCATCTTTTAATTTTTCTATATCTTCTAAAACTTTATCCATTTGTTTTCTTAAAAATTCTATATTTACTTTATTTAACGCCATGGATTCTATATGTTTGTTTAGCTTATCGGTCGATTTATAAAGATCCTCGATCATCATGAATTGTTCCGAGTCCGCGGGAAGTGACCCAAGTTGGCCACGAGGCCATTTTATTCTAAACTCTGTATTCTCTTCAAGATCTTTCTCCATTATTTGTATACGAGTGTCTGCAACATTAAGACGTTCTATGATTTGAAAATAACCCATGGTGCCGAGTGCCACGATTATAATTAGGCTGGCAACCGTCTTCATTGGCATCTGCACGGCAGCTTCTTCAGATATATTTAAAGGTTTTTTACTCATTTAGTTTTGGTTTTGGTGGAGGGATTATAATGTCTTTTGGATCAACTTTCAATGGCTGTGGTGGTCGTACAAAAATCGCCAATAAACATAACAAAATTATAAGTATTGCTGTGAACCTGTAGTTCATAACAACCTCCAATCATATTATTTTTTCCAAAATATAGATTTGATTTTGTTCCAAATCTTATTAAAAGCTTTTTTAATTTTATCAATCATTTTTCTTTTCCTCTATTTCATAGAAAAACTTGTCTGTATCTTCTGTACGCCAAGCTCTACTATCCTCTACGTTCCATTCAGATGTTTGCACTTTCCAATCAGGAATAGTATCTTTCACTGTGAAAGAAGGTATATCCCATATACATCTATTGTTTGGTTGTGCTGCAAAATTACCATCGTCTAAGGCAATTATGTGGGCGCACTTATGTTCGTGCGGTATTTCTGAATGATCAGTGTCAAGTATGTTACTCTCTGGATGAGCAAAGTCAACAGTAAATAAATACTTACCAGGATGCCATTTTTTATCTTTGCCTATATACTTACCTGCTTGTCCGTCTAAGATATCCCAACGATGAACAGAAGGATAATAAGAAAAACAATTCCAGAGCTGTAATTCATCAAGTCTTCTTGTGGGCACGTCGGATGGCTTAAATCCCTTTTGAATAAACGCGCTAATTGGTAAGCGATAAAATATTGCACCGTTTTCCATAATAGCATGAAATAATATAGCCCTACCTGTAAGAGCGCTAAGGCCAAAGATAATGCAGTCTTCAACTTCTCCCCTATGTTTTTTAAGATCATATAAATATTCTCTTTTTATCTGTGCATAAGTTGGTGGTATGTTTACATTTAAATAAGCCATAATTTATCCTCATTTTATTGTACCCCAATTTTTTCCGTATTCATAGTCTACTTTGATAGGCACTTCTAAATCAACAGCAGATTCCATAATCTCTTTAATTTTATCTGCATTATTGTTTACAGATATATCAAGTTCATCATGAACTTGTATATGTGGTGTAATACCCTCTTTGTGTAACTCAACCATTGCTTTTTTAGTCATGTCAGCTGCTGATCCTTGTATCAATCTATTCAAAGCTTTATATGTGTAAGCTCTTCTGATCCCTGGTCCGTGTTCAGCGAGTGCTTGATCGTGTGGCAAGGCTTTGTGTATGCCGTATTGATTAGGTTCCCATAAATTAAATCTACATCTACGACCTAACCAAGTTCTAATACGACCATTGTCTGCTGCTTTACGCATCACACTATCCATTAAAGTTTTGACAAAGGGTACCCTATTATGATATTGTTTAAATAAACTCTTCGCTTTATCCTCATTTATACCAAGTTCGGCTTGTAGTTTATTTTTACCCATACCATAAAACAATCCAAGATTGATTGTCTTAGCTTGAGATCTAGGTATATCCGCCATTTCAGCTACAATCTGATGAAAGTCTGCCTCACCATCTTTATAAGCTTCAATAACATCATTTACACCATATAGACCATCTAAAGCAGCATAGTGAACTACAAGCCTTGGTTCCTGCTGAGAGTAGTCAAAGCATCCCCATGTATGTCCTTCCTCAGGAATAAATAAAGATCTGATCTGTGGTCCAAGTTCCTTGTTACGTGCAGGAATTTGTTGGAGGTTTGGATTGTTATAACTAAATCTACCGGTTACGGTACCACCTACATCAGACCTTAGTTGATTTATCTCAGCATGAATTCTTCCTTTGTGTGAATGTTTTAATATGGTATCTATAAATGTTGTGTGAGCTTTATTAATCTCTCTTGCTCGTGCAATCTTTTGTACCATCGGATGTGGATGGTTTTGTAAAAAATTTTTAGTAAAGGATGGTGCTTGTGTCTTTTCAGTTCGGTCAAATGGTAAAGAAAGTTTTTCAAAAACTTGAGCAATGGATCTTGCAGCCCATATTTGTGTGTCTATTCCTGTTGCTTTCTTCACTTGTTGCAGGCATTGGTTTTCTTCTTGAACTAATTTTTGTTTTAATTGATGAGCTGCTTCAATGTCTACACGAACACCTAAGAAACGCATATCAACAAGGCAAGGAAATAATGAAGTCTCCAAGTCAAAGATGGATTCTATATCTTGGTGTACTATTTCCTTTTTCATTTCTTGCCATAATTCTAGTGTTAATTTAGCGTCTTGTTCTGCATACTCGCCAACATACATAGCTGGTAACTTATACATCTCAGACTTAGGATCTATGCCCCATTCCTTAGCAGTTTCGAGCAAAACAGCCTCATTTTTGCCTCTTCCGACATAATCACGACCCATACTACCTAAATCGTAACGAAAGCGATTCTCGTCCACGAGAGAGCCTGCAATCATGGTATCTATGATGGTGCCATTGATTTTAAGTCCCTCAGCCCTAATAAAACACACATCATACATTGCATTGTGAAATATTTTCTTAGAGGGGTAGTTTAGAATGGTTCTAAAGTAATCCATCACTTTTTTTCTATCCATATTACCCCCACCCTCGTGAGCTATTGGATAGTAAGCTGACCAACCCTCTACTGCTAAAGCTACGCCAACTATCTTTGCTTGACCGGTCACTGATCCTGACCCCATAGTTTTTAAATTTGGGTCTTTAGTTTCTAAGTCAATCGCTATCTCATCATAACTAGATAGATCTTTGAACTCTTCAGGTGGCAGCCACTCTGTTTGTGGTTTAAATAATATCTTCATCTGACATAACTTTCTTTATTGCTAATCCAAACTCTCTTGCAATTTGTGGGACGATTGCGTTTCCAAGGGTTTTGATTCTGTTGGCTCTGTCTTTGTCCAATTCATAGGAAATCCCATTAGGAACTCCACAAAGGTCGGATTCAATTTGCCACCAGGTTTTTTGTTCTTGTATTCCATCAATGCGTCCAGTCTCACTCCGTACTTTGTCCCCGTCGTGTTGCTCTGACGATAGTATTTGCCGTCCTTCTCCTTTATCGTTCCGCTGCCCCCTTTGTAATCTCTTGTGCTCGGTGTTGGATACATCTTCTCTAGATACAGCATCGCGTCCGATAGTTTCGATCCGTATGTTATCCCTGATCCCTTCCTCCTCGACACGAAACCCCCAGACTTTGTTCTCTCCACCAAGTGGGATTGTTCTCCTCCCTCCTCGCATACCACTGTTGGTGTTGGATACATCTTCACTGCTACAGGCAATGGAGTTCCCCCTTGTTTGTATTTCTTCGTTCTCTCCGATGCTGAGTCTTGTGTTGGTGTTGGATACATCCTCATCGTGTCTGCTAGATTCAGACTGTGACTGTCCTTTCCATCTTTTGTCAGTCTTCTGCCCTTCTCGTTCAATTTCATATTTGGGTGTTCCACTTCTTGTGTTGTTGGTGTTGGATACATTCTCATCGTTTCTGGATCCACTTGTTCTCTCAGATTTGATGGTTTCGTTCTGCCTTTTCTGTGACCCTCCATAATCTTTTTCGTCCCTGCAGCGCTTCTCGGCGGCAAGTAATCCATTGTGTTGGGAGTGGC